AGAAGATCCAAACTGCATGGATTTTCTTCTATGAGCTTCTCTTTCTTTTGAACTCATTTTTGCAATTCTTTCTCTTTCTTTTGCACCTGCAATAGTTAGGTATGCTGGACCTGCTAAGAGAGCTGCAGAAGTTAAAGCAGGTGCACTTGCTAATGCAGGCAATGCTTTACTTGCTGCATAACCTCCAGCTAAACCAAAAGGCATTCGTCCTAATTCACTCTCAATACCTAAAGCTTGTCCAACTTTATCTCCAGCATAATATCCGGCTATTCCAGGAATACTAAATATTCCTTTTGCAAATTTACTTGGACCACTTACAGACATTCTCTCCATAAATGTTGGTGGTTTTCTTAATGCAGGAACTTGAGCTGCAGAAGTTGGTTGCCCAACCATGATACCTGTGTTTGCATTAATAGTTTTAAGCACACCTCTTCTAAGAGCCTCTTTACGAAACATAGGTCTATTTAAAACTTTATTTAATGACATCAAACCTCCTAATTTGATTGTCCGGCTTTATTCATACCCGAGAATGCTGTAAAGGCACCAATACCAGTTCCAACAGCTTGAGCAAATGGACTTTGTGATGGAGCACTTCCCATTGTTACTTGCGATGAAGATTTAGGGCCTGCAGCGTATAAGTTAGCCAAAAATTCTGCTCTTTGATAAGGTTCGTATTGTTGTTGTAAAGTTGATTGTCTTTGAGCATCTAAAACTTGTTGTGCTAATTGTCTTTGCACACCACCTGCAGCCATAAGTTGTTGTAAATCTCTTTGAGACATTTGTTGTTGAAGTTGTCCCATTTGACCCAATTGTTGCCCTGCCATTAAACCAACTCTTTGTTGATTTTGTGCAGCACTTAAAGCTGTATTAAAACCTTGAGCCTGAGCTCTACCCATTTCAGATAAAGTTCTACCTTGTAGTTCTGCTTGTTGAACACCTTCTCTTCCTCCACCAAATGCTCCCGCACCAATTGCTTTTGCTCCTAATTGTTGTTGCATCATTTGACCTTGTCTTCCAATTTCATCAGTTACATATTGTTGGTAAGGATTTAAATATTGTGAAATTTGTTGCGCTCCTACGGGAGATGCTGCTCCTTGAATTTGAGAAATACCTTGATTTACAGCACCTGAACCTACACCTGTTGTTTGCGCAGCATTTATGCCCTGTTGTTCTAAGGCACCTAAACCTGCTACTTGATAATCTGGAAGATTAATTGGTTTTTGCGCTATCTGACGCGCAATATCCATCAACTCTATTTTTCGCTCTTCAATACCTGGTGCTTCTCTTACAATTTGTGTTTGTGTTGATGGAGTTGCAGGTTGTGATCCTCCTCCTCCTCCTCCGAAAAAACTCATATTTTTATCCTATCCATTTTTCTAGTTGAACATGTTTCTTTTTCCATCCCCATTTTTTGGAAATTTTTTCCCAACCAGGTCTGGCCATTATACTCATTCTTTTACATTTATTAACTAATGCAAATTCAGTAACACTTTTGATTAAATTATCTTCCCATAACTCTCTTCTTTTACCAGTACAAATAACAATTTCGTACTGATTATAATTAGGCATAACTCCTATTCTTCCGACACAAATACCAAATACTTTATTTTCTTCAGATTCATCAGATCCAAACATTATCCAACATTGCATTGTATCTTTTTTTAATTCATCCATTATCCAAGAAGAGTCAGCATATTTTCCAGAAAAAGCTAACGCTTCAGCAACCATAAATTCTGCTAATGGCCAAAATCTCTCAATATCTTTTGGCTCCAAAGGTAAGATACTTACTAGAGGTTTAATTTGTTTTTTGTTTGCTGTCGCCATTTCTATCCTTTAATAAATCAAATACACGTTTGTATCTTTTTTGTTGTTCATAGAAATATTCGGCACCTTTTTCACGCATGTCTCTCATGCTATTTGGATTTGCTCCAGCTATGATTCCAGCACCTAATACTCCATCTGCTCTTGTCACAAACTCTCCGTCTGCTAATTGAGCTAACATTGTATCCTCGTCTTTATCTCCTACGCCTGCTCCGTCTTCTACATAACCAGATGCTCTAACATAATTGTTTGCATCGTTTTCGTCATGTGAAACTTTTGATGGAAGGTAATTTACACCACCTTCATTAAATTTTTTTATTTGTGCAATGCCACCTACTTTTAATCTTTGCACATTCATGGAATAAGCACCCATTCTAGGATCACCTAAGCCAGCTTCTTCTGGTGAATATATTTTTTTATATGCTTTTTCTTGTCCTGTATCAGGATCAATATAAGTATAACCAGGTCTGTTTTCTTTCATGGTAAGATAATTCATATTGTAACCGGGTGAGTACATATCAACAGGTTGGTTATCAAAAGCACCACTTAAATAAGTTCCTCCAGCTATTAACGCTGAAGCTTTAAAAGGATCAATTTTGTCTACGTTATTTTTTTGATACAAAAGTTTTTGCAACATGGTTCTTTTATCAGGATCCATTGTTAAATTTTCTATACTCGCGGCAGGATCGCTTATACCTCTACTAGCTGTGTAGGGATTTACACCAGGTAACATTCCGCTGACACTTTGTCCAACCTGTGTTTGTAAAAATGGGGTGTAAGAACTTTTCATACCAAGAGCATTCATGCCACCTGCACCTAAAGTATAACCACCATAAGCTCCTGCTGCTGCACCAAAAAGTCTTCCTAAACCTGAAGCTCCTGCTTTTTTTGCTTGTTTGTAACCTCTATAACCACCATAGGCTGCGAGTATGTAAGGTATCATTAAATATATTCTCCTTTTAAGATCTTAAAGTAAAAATAATACCATTTTACTTGCTCGGTTTCAACTCATCAAGAAAACAACCTTCATATTGGTGTTCACCAACATGTATTATAGGGTCCTTAATATAGACGTAGCATTTACCACCTGCATCTTTCCAAAGTTTACAGAAAGAGAAATCTTCCCCCATATATGTCTTAGTTTCTGGGTCATGTATACAATCAAAAAAGTTCCAAAGATTAGGTCTGTCTATATACTCACCATTTATAACAGTCTTTTGGACTATGTTTTTATCTGGATATTTTTCTATCATTTTATCAAACACACTTCTTTTAATTAACATACATCCTGTAGGACTATGTGTAACTTCCATAACACCATTATCTAACGTAATATTTTTTGAGTTCTCTACTTTTATAGGATAAGTATTTAACCATCTATGTAAATCCCCAGGATTTTTTACTTCACCTTTGTTCCATTTATCATAAAGTTTATCCCACATCATTGTTTTTAAAGGATAAGGAATTGATATTAATTCTTTATCTAAATCTAACATTTTAATAATAGACTCTGCTTTAAAATATATATCAGAATCTACAAACAACATATGTGTACAACTAGATTCTAAAAAAGCTGAAGTACATAAGTTTCTGCCTTGAGTTACTAAAGAAGATTTTAATAAAGTAAAAGTAATTTTTATTCTTTTTTGAATACAAAGTTGTTGTAATTCTAATAATGCTTGTGTGTAATGCATAGTAACATCACTGTGACATGGAGTACAAACCATTAAACTATGTTTTGTTTGTCCGGTATTCTGTTTCCACATTGGACGAGAAGCTTTTTCGTATGCGTCTACCTCAACTTCTTTTAATGTTTGGTATGTATCTTCATTTATTGTTTCTTTCATTCAAAGCCCCTTTCAAAAAGTTTGTCCATTCCGAACCTTTCTTCTCCCAATTATAAAATCTTTTGTAAAATTTTTGTTGTTCTTCTAAATGTTCTTGTATAAAACCCTCATGTAAATACTTAGCAGCTATGTTTATAGCTGTTGCAGTATCTTGTGCCATTTGTTCATAATTAGTTGAATAGTTTATATATACTGGCCACTCGGCACATGTTTCGTACAAAGCTCCAAAATTATTAGTAATTACATGAACACCAGAAGCTAAGGCCTCTAAAGCAGATGCACATGATGTTTCTTCAAAAATAGATGGATATACAAACATATCGTAACTAGGCATAACTTCTCTAATATATTCGTTCGGTTTATAGCCAATGTAATTTACATTAGGTAGTTGTTTAGCTTGTTCATATAATGCTTCAAAATCTTTTCCTCTATTTTTTTCAAATTCAGATCCATAAATTTTACATGAACTATATACATCTAATTTTATATTCGGATTTTCTACATCTTGCATAGCACGTAACAAGACGTTTAAACCTCTCCAAGGAGTGCAATGATGTATTAATTTAATTGGGTGTCCTTTTTTAAAAATTTTTCTATCAGGAAAATTATCTATACCATTTTTTATTACTACAGATTTTTCAGTAGGTATATCAAAAGCATATCTAAATTTTTCATAATTCCAATGACTATTGAAAACGTACCAATCGTATTCATGATGTCTAGATTTATCTTTAAAAAATTTTTGAAGATTAGGTTGGTCCCAAGAATTTTTTTGCCATAGTATATTTAGTTTTTTTGAATCTAAAGGAACTTTACCTGGTATTGACGTGCAAATTTGTACTTGATCTAATATTTCTTTAGCTACATATTTTTGTAGCATTTCCATTTGGATTTCGGTTGCACCTCGAGGTTCCATTATTTTTTTGTTTGTGCGCCTAACGTTACCCTTGTTACCGTTATTTCGAGGTCTTGTCTAAAATCATCTTCAGTAGTATCAGTATTGGGATCAGCAACATCAAGATTAAAATGATCTTTGCTATCATATACTTTTCCCGTTCTTTTGTTTTTGATTATTTCTTTTGCTACTGCAGGTATTTTATCGGGATATTTCATTACTGTCTACGTCCTTGTCTATTATATTTTTTATTATGTTGCAACTTTTTTTTCTTATTTAAATTTTTACAGTGTCTTCGAGGTCTTTTCTTTGGTTTATCTCTTGGTACGAAAAAAGTAAATTTTTGTTTAGCCATTTTCCTGTGATCGATCTATAAGCGCATAACTTATTGCACCTGTAATTGTGTTTGCACTACCTGCTTGAATTTTAAGGACATCACTTGCTTCCATGTTTAAACTCGACAATACCATATTTGTAAAATTTTTATTTAATTGAGCATGACTTATTTCTACATCAGATCCTCCAGACTTTTGTAAAAATACATCTACATCAACATTAGAAGCAGTTTTATGATTCGCTTGAAATGATTTTATAATTATTGTAGCGTCAGATGGACAAGTAAGAACAGTTGTCTTATCTGTATTAGTTAAATCAAATGTTTCACTTTTATATCTAATTGTCATTGCATAAAGTAATTAAACGTATCTTGTTCATTTTTCAAGTCTTGTTGATACGAAGTATTTAATTGATTTTCAATAGTGGCTAAACCCTGGTTTATTTGTCTAAAACCTTCAACAGAATATTCTTGTGGTGGCTCAGGCACATAAACATTTATTTTTGCCATCTAAACCCCCATCGGTATACCATATATAAACTCACCCTCTTTTACATATGGATTAAGTTGTTGAACTCCTACTGGAGTTGTTGGCTGAAGAAGCGGCTCTTCTTTAGGTAAATTGCTTATACCACCTCCGTCACCACCAATATTTAAAATATTACCATAAGCATCTGTTTCTCCAGATAATCTTTTACTCATATATTCATTATAAACATTTTCTTGTTGTGTTGGATTCATTGATGATAAATCTAAACCTTGATATGGAGCAACATTATCTATAAAAAAATCTCTATTTGTAACAGCATTTGCTTTTAAAGGTCCCTCTAACATATTTAAAACAAGACCAGTTATTCCAGGAAATTTTGCCATTTGTGTTTGATAGGGTTTTGCCCTAAAAACTTCAAATTTTTCTTGTCTCTTATCGCTGTTTTGTTGTCTTAGTAAGTTTTGAATACCACTTAATGTTTTGGCATTATCTGCTCTTGTAGCGAGATTTTCATTTCTTTGACCGTCACTATCTCTTACCGTTGACATGTCCGCACCCCCGCCTTTTGGCGCAGAACCAGATACGCTAGGCGATTTCATTCCATCATGCATTCCCGCTGGCATTATCTTCTCCCATCTTGGTTAACATCAGCTCTAAAAGTTCCAAATCTCCAAGACTCGTTTGCCGCTGTGTTTTGTATTTTAATGTTGGCCAATCTTCCTCTAGCTCTTGTATCTATTTTTTGTGTGCTTGAGTTTATAGTAAAAGGACCTAATTGTGAACTAGTTCCTGCATCGACAGGAAAATTTTTAAGGAATATTGTAACTATAGCATTACCTTGTAAATTTTTAAAATCAGGTAAAAATCTACTTACTCTTAACAAATACTCACCGTCCCCTTCAGTTGGTAAATCAAAATCACCTGATTGTATAAAAGCAGGTATGGCGGTGACAGTTCCATTTAATGCAACTTCATTCACACCAACTTCATGTGCAAAATATAATGATGCCCCAAAAGTATTTGTAGCACCACTCATAGTTGTTAAAGTAGGAGTTGATGTTGTGGTATACTCTGTTGCATAAGGAACAGAATAAGTGCTTGCATCTGCATAAGAGCTTCTTGCAAGTGTCATAGTAGACCAAGTATTTTCTACATAGTTATACACAACAGATCTATTGTTTTGTGTTGCTGGACTGCCTGCTGGAGTTCCTGCTGGATAAAACCAAATAATTTCATTAAACAAAGAATTATGAGAGGCGTAAATAATTTCATTAGAGGAATAATTAACACCAACATTTGATCCGGTAGTCGTGAAAACAAAATCTTCTACAAGTGATGGAAGTAATTTAACTGTACCATCAAATACAAAAAATCCTCCTCCTGATCCCATCCAATAAACTCTACCATCAGCATATACGACTGCGTGTTGTCCTATACATCCACAATTAGATCCAACTTGTCTAATAGAAAATGTAAATGGAGGACCAACAAATTGCATAGTGTAAGCTGCTTGATCTGTTAATATTAAATTATAATCTTTACCCGATACAGCAGCTACAATTTTGTTACCTGTATCAAGTCTAAAAGTTCCTGCAGTATTTACAGAGGTTGGTTGATACACACTAAAATTTTCTTGATCACTAAATCTAATAAACATGGGATCTTGTGTGGTTGTGTCACCAATTGTTGTTTCTGTACCAAAATGCACTACGTGTCTATCTCTATCTGAGGTTATTGTTAATCTTGTTGATGTAGGAGCACCAGTCATTAAAGTTGCTCTTACAGTTAAAGGATTTGATACAGCCGGGTTCCAAACAAATGTTTTTCCATCTTTTATTGTGGCAACTAACTGTTGTCCAAAGTTATCTAAAGACCAACTACCAGGATCAAGAATAACAGTTGAACTTGTTGTACCAGATCCCCAAGTACCCCTTCCCCAACTTCCTGTGCCCCAACCATAACCATAAGTTTGAATTGTAGGTCCTATTTCTTCATAAGGATTAATAGTTACACTTCCAGCAGTTGACATTCCTGTGCCGGTTTCATTAGTTTTCATTTGTATTGTAAATGTACTTGTTGTTGGCACTGTTAAAATTTCAAAAGTAAAATCTGTAAAATTTGCTGTAGTAAAACTTGTTGCTCCACCACCAGGTAATGTTACAGAAGTAAAAGTTATATATTCTCCAACATCAAGTCCGTGACTAGTTTTTGTAACTGTAACTGTATTTGAGTTTTGTGTAGAGGTAAGAGTTGCTCCAGTAATTGCTGTCGCAAGTGGAGTAATATCATAAAATTTATCTTCATAATAAATATATAAAGCTTTTGATGTGCCTAATGCTGCATACCTATTACCTTCTAAATCTGTCCAAGTGTGTTGTGCACGCGTAGGACCAGATATTGTGTTTGTTCCTATTGCTTGAAATCCACCAATTTTTTCTGGTTGCCCATATCTAAATCTTACAAAATCACCATCAATCCATTGTCCTTCAGAACCTGCTGGTGTATCTGCTTTATTAAATCCTGGTGCTATTCTTACATTAGTTAAAGCCATAATTATCCTGGAAATTCTATTGGGTATCTTACCACAACTAAGCCACCTGTTGCAGTAGGAACACTTCCTGGTGTAGATCCTCCACCTCCGCCTCCTTTACCAAATGCTCCACTACTATTATATGAAGTGTAGCTATCATCTCCTGGAGTTCCAGCAGCATTTCCAGAAGGAGTTACACCGTTGACTACTGCAGTTCCTGAACCTGTCCCAGCAGTAGATGTTCCACCACCCCCAGCTCCAGCACCTTGAAAATCTCCACCTGGAGATGAACCACCGCCACCACCGTTTACACCACCACCACCAGATCCTGCAACTGAGTGAGGCCCTGATCCACCTTGAGCACCGTTTGTATCGCTAGAAGCACCAGCAGTACCACCGCCACCAAAAGCACCGTTAGTTCCGTCTAGATTACCTCCACCACCGTTACCGGCAGCTGATCTTCTTTCATTACCACCACCTCCACCAGCTCCTGAGGCTACTATTAATCCTGTTGTACTTCTTATAATTG